CAGATACCGCCGTCAAAAAGTCTCCCGCTAAATGGGAGCGCGCTAAGACTGATGCCAAGGCAAAGATGGGGGGTAAGCACTCCGCTCGCGCCATGCAGTTGGCAACCAAGCTGTACAAAGAGCGCGGCGGCGAGTATTCTGGAGCCAAGTCCAGCACCAACAAGCTGTCCAAGTGGGGCAAGGAAGACTGGGGCACAAAGTCAGGCAAGAACTCTACAGAGGGCCCCAAAGCGACAGGTGAACGGTATCTACCTAAGAAGGCTCGTGAGAGCTTGAGCAGTAAAGAATACGCAGCTACAACCCGTGCTAAGCGGGAAGGTACGGCAAAGGGCAAACAGTTTGTAGCCCAGCCTAAGAAAATAGCGGCTAAAACAGCGAGAACTAAATAATGGCAACCTCCGGAATCACGTCGTTTAACTTAGACCTCACCGAGTTGGTAGAGGAGGCGTTCGAGCGCGCCGGTTCCGAGATGCGCAGTGGTTATGACCTAAAGACCGCACGTCGCTCGTTAAACTTGATGTTTACTGAGTGGGCAAACCGCGGCATTAATATGTGGACCATAGAGTCGGGCGAAATCCCACTCGTTGCGGGGACGGGGCAATACGACTTACCTGCGGATACTGTGGACCTGATTGAGCACGTTCTACGTACGGGTACAGGTAATACACAGGCTGACCTGAGCTGCTCACGCATTAGCGTTTCGACATATGCGTCAATCCCCAACAAGCTGGTCACAGGGCGCCCAATTCAGGTCTACATAGATAGAGTAGCCCCTACCCCTAATATCAACGTGTGGCCCGTTCCTGATGGCACTCAGACCTATACCTTAGTGTACTGGCGCTTGCGCCGTATTCAAGACGCTGGCGGTGGGGTTAACACGATGGATGTACCCTTTCGCTTCCTGAACTGCATGGTTGCGGGTTTGGCGTTTATGCTCGCTATGAAGGTGCCCGGCGGCATGGACCGCCTGATGGTGTTAAAGCAACAGTACGATGAGGCTTGGGATTTGGCAGCCACAGAAGACAGGGATAAGTCTTCTATTCGCTTTGTACCGCGCTACATGTCTGTTGGGTAAGTATGAGCAGCAAGTTCACATCCGGCAAGCATGCCATATCGGAATGTGACCGGTGTGGGCAGCAGTACAAGCTAAAGGCGCTTAAAGAGCTTATTGTCCGCACGCGAAAAACAAACGTGATGGTATGCCCAACCTGTTGGGACGGCGATCATCCACAGAACATGCAGGGTATGTATCCTGTAGAAGACCCGCAAGCGCTGCGCAACCCCCGGACCGATAAGTCGAGGGCGTTTACGGGTGGAGACTACAGCTCACGCGGTATTCAGTGGGGCTGGAACCCAGTTGGTGGGGCTCGCATTTTTGACGATGTGTTAACGCCAAACGACTTGGTCGCTCTGGGTAATACTGGTACAGTTACGGTAACAATTAGCTAAGGAGCTAGACATGACAACATACAACCAGCCTAAAAAGGCACCTCAATCTGCGACGCTAGTAGAGGGCGACCCCGTTAAGCACATGAAGAGCATTAACACGTCCATTGCAAACATCCACAGTAACCCGTATCCCGGCGTTAAAACTTCGGGTATTAAAATCCGCGGTACAGGCGCTGCTATTAAAGGGCTGATGGCACGGGGCCCGATGGCATGAAGACTATCGTCGAAGCTCGCGAAGTCAATTTTGAAGTTGTCGAGCCTAAACACGAGATCGACGTGGTGTGTTCACACTGCCAAGACCCCGTTAGTCAAGCTGAGAAGGCTTCAGGCACCTGCACAAACTGCGGTGAAGACTGGGCCCCTAAGCAAAGCGTTAAGATTTGGGCCACATCTGTCCCTTGGGCTAGTGGTGGGGTAATGTAATGAACTATTCAGAGTTGTCAGCCGCCATTCAGGATTACACGGAGAACTACGAGTCGTCGTTTGTAGCAAACATCTCTACGTTTGTGAAACAGGCAGAGCAGCGGATTTACAACTTTATTCAGTTCCCCTCGCTGCGTAAAAACGTTACGGGTACGGCTACTATTGGTAACAAATACCTAAACTGCCCCACGGACTTCCTCGCTAACCACTCGTTGGCGGTGATTGACGGAAGCGGCAACTACGAGTACTTGCTCAATAAAGACACAAACTTTATCCGTCAGGCGTACCCCAACCCCACTTCTACGGGGATACCCAAGTACTACGCCATCTTTGGCCCGCAGTCAGGTGACGCCAACGAGTTGACTTTTATTCTGGGCCCGACTCCAGATACCAACTACGAGGTAGAGATGCACTATTTCTACTACCCACAGTCAATTGTGGATTCTGAGACGTCATGGTTGGGCGACAATTTTGATACGGTACTTCTTTACGGCTCGCTTGTAGAGGCATACACATTCATGAAGGGTGAGGCGGACTTGCTGACTCTGTACAACACCAAGTACAATGAGGCATTACAACTTGCTAAACGGCTTGGGGATGGGCTTGAACGTCAAGACTCTTATCGCTCAGGACAAGTACGGATACCCGTAATTTAAATTTTTTGACAGGAGCTAAAAATGGCTATCACTCAAGCAATGTGCACAAGTTTCAAAGTCGATCTACTCGATGGAGGGCAGGACTTTGGCGCAGACACTTTTAAAATCGCGTTGTTTACTTCGGCTGCTACATTGGGTGCGTCTACCACTGCGTATGCAGCAACCAACGAAACTACTGGCGCGGGCTACACGGCAGGCGGAAACGCACTGACGGTATCTACAACTCCAACAAGTTCCGGCACTACTGCGTATATCAGCTACGCAAACACCACTTGGTCTACCGCCAGCATCACTGCTCGCGGCGCGTTAATCTATAACAGTACCAACGCGAATAAAGCGGTTGCCGTTCTAGATTTTGGGGCGGATAAAACTTCCACGGCGGGCGATTTCACAATCAACTTCCCCACTGCCGACGCTGCAAGCGCCATTATTCGTATCGCTTAATAGGAGGGCAAAATGGCCCTAGTAGTCAAAGACCGGGTTCGGGAATCCAGTACCACGACCGGTACTGGGACCATTACGCTTTCCGGTGCGTACTTAGGTTTTCAAACGTTCTCTGCCGCTGTTTCAGACGGCTCAACGCTTTTCTACGCTATTCACAACACTTCTCCCGGCGTTGAGACCGAGTGGGAAGTGGGCTTTGGCACGTACAGTGCAGGCACATTAACGCGAGACACGCTCTACTCGTCTAGTACGGGTTCCGCCGTTAATTTTAGCGCTGGTACCAAAGAAGTCTTTATCACGTACCCAGCCGAGGCAGCGGTCTTTGAGGACAACTCAGGCAACGTAACAATTGAAGGTAAACTCACTGTCGGTGCCGAACCAACCGCCGATCTGGATGTCGCCACTAAAGGCTACGTTGATAACTCCGTCGCTGCAGCGCTGCTCTACCACGACGCTGTTCGGCTAAAACCCGTTGGCAATTTGGCCTCTACCTACGATAACGGCAGCTCAGGTGTAGGCGCAACGCTCACCAACAACACAACGCAAGCGGCACTAACGGTTGACGGCGTAGCCGTAGATAACGACGACCGCATTCTCGTTTCCGAGCAGGCAGCCGGGGCTCAGAACGGCGTGTATGTTGTTACTGACAAAGGCTCAGCGTCAACCAACTGGATACTGACGCGCTCCACAGATACGAATTCATACGCTCCTTCTTCTCCCACTGCCTTGAGTCGAGGAGACGCGTTCTTCATTAGACTGGGGGATACGGATGCTGGTCAGGCGTACGTCTGTACGGTCGTTGGCGAGATTACCTTTGGTACGACAGCCATCACGTTCTCTCTGTTCTCCGCTACGCCCCAATATACGGGCACGGGGAACATTAATGTCGCCGGGCAGGTTATTTCGCTTACAGGCACAATCGACGAGACTAACGGCGGTACGGGCATCTCCAGCTTTACGGCGGGTGAAATTCTCTACGCGTCTGGCACTACGACACTGGCTCAACTTGCCGGTAACACTACTACAACGGTTAAATACCTGACCCAGACGGGTACGGGCGCCGCCTCTGCCGCGCCTACGTGGACGGCTCTGGCCGCTTCCGCAACTACTGACACCACAAATGCGTCCAACATTTCTTCAGGCACCTTACCTTCGGCTCGGGTTTCTGGTTCTTACACTGGAATTACTGGCGTTGGTACTCTTACTGCCGGTACTTGGAACGCTAGCGTTATTGGCGCTGCTTACGGCGGTACTGGGCTTTCTAGCTACACGGTTGGCGACATTGTTTACGCGACTGGTACAACGACGATAGGTAAACTCGCGGATATTGCCGCTGGCAACGTTTTGCTCTCCGGGGGTATTGGCGTTGCACCTTCGTACGGAAAAGTTGCACTTACTACGCACGTCTCAGGCGTGCTCCCAGTAGCTAACGGTGGTACCGGACAGACTACAGCCTCTGGCGCTATCAACGCGTTGACTCCAAGCCAGACTGGTAACGGCGGCAACTACCTAACAACCAACGGCTCCGTCGTGTCTTGGGCTGCGGTTCCTTCCCCTAATAACGGCACGCTTACAATGGCGGTGTCGGGTACGGGGCTGTCAGGCTCAGCTTCGTTTACTGCCGACCAAGCAGGCGCGTCCTCGTTCACGGTAACATCCAACGCTACTAGCGCCAACACAGCTTCGGCCATTGTTGCGCGTGACGGGTCTGGTAACTTCTCGGCGGGTACGGTTACCGCTGCGCTGACGGGTAATGCCTCCACTGCGACCACGTTGCAAACGGCCCGGACAATTGGGGGTGTGTCCTTCAACGGCTCCGCTAACATTAACTTGCCCGGCGTCAACGCAACGGGTAACCAGAACACTAGCGGATCATCCGCATCTACAACAGGTAATGCCTCCACTGCGACCACGCTTCAAACGGCCCGGACAATTGGGGGTGTGTCCTTCAACGGATCAGCTAACATCAACCTGCCCGGCGTAAATAGCGCGGGTAACCAGAACACTAGCGGCGCCGCAGCTACGCTTCAAACGGCGAGGACTATTGGCGGCGTGTCTTTTAACGGCTCTGCAAACATTAACTTGCCCGGCGTCAACGCAACGGGTAACCAGAACACTAGCGGATCATCCGCATCTACAACAGGTAACGCAGCTACTGCTACTGTCCTTCAAACGGCGAGGACTATTGGGGGTGTATCCTTCAACGGATCAGCTAACATCAACCTGCCCGGCGTCAACAGCGCGGGTAACCAGAACACCACTGGCAATGCAGCTACTGCTACTACATTTACAGGCGACCAAACTAACTGGGCTAGTAATAGAACAAATGCTGTAGCTAACATGTTGGGTTGGAAGAACTACGGAAACGGTCACATCATCTTTGATGCGTCTCAAAGTACTTCACCAACAGGTTCAGCGGTAAATAACACAAATTCAGTTGCCGCTTGGTCAAGTACGTATCCAACTTTAATGGGGTGGAACGGCGGTCAAACTTACGGTGTTCGAGTTGATAGTGCAAGAGTTGCAGACAATGCAGCTACAGCCACAACGGCTACAACGGCAAACGCACTGAACACTGGCAACAACTACCAAGTTAACTCTTTGGGTGTTGGCACTGCGGCCTCCGGCACTGCGGGCGAGATTCGTGCAACCAATAACGTTACTGCGTACTATTCTGATGACCGCCTAAAGACAAAATTAGGTGATATAGACAACGCGCTAGACAAGATCGACACGTTGGCGGGTTTCTACTACGAGGCAAACCAAACAGCGCAGGATTTAGGCTACGCCGTCATTCGTGAGGTTGGTGTCTCCGCGCAGTCGGTTCAAGCGATCATGCCTGAAGTAGTTGCCCCCGCACCAATTGACGATAGGTACTTGACCGTACGCTACGAGCGCCTTGTGCCCCTGTTAATTCAAGGCATTAAAGAGCTCCGCGCAGAAATTAAAGCACTGAAAGGCCAGTAATGGCGTTTGCCCAGTACCCATTTGGTTACGCTCCGTTTGCGTCGTCGCAGCTACAGTCTCCTAACGAGCTGGTAGAAGTTACCGGCGTTGAGGCGTCGGCTGAACTGGGTGCTATTACGGTTGTTACAGATCAAATTCTTGCGCAAACAGGGGTTGTTGGTACGGGTGCAGTTGGCATTGTCTCTATATACGCGGCGGCAAACCTAACTCTTACGGGAACTCCAGCGTCAGCCCTGCTTGGGTCGGTCTCGCTTGTTACAAATAACATCCTAGCGCAAACAGGGGTTGAGGCGTCGGCTGAACTGGGTGCTGTTACGGTTGTTACAGACCAAATCCTTGCGCAAACAGGGGTTGTTGGTACGGGTGCAGTTGGCGCTGTCTCTATATACGCGGCGGCAAACCTAACTCTTACGGGAACTCCAGCGTCAGCCCTGCTTGGGTCGGTCTCGCCTGTTACAGATCAAATTCTTGCGCAAACAGGGGTTGTCGGTACATCCGCCCTAGACACAGTCGTTGCAGAGGCTAAAGCTGAAGTGTACGCCGTAGCCGTAGTGGGTACGTCAGTGGCAGGTGTCGTATCACTAATAACTAACAACATCATCTCTGTTACTGGGATTGGGGGTACTACAGCACTAGGCACCTCAGTTATACGTGCGGCGGCGGAAATATACCCGACCAACGTGCTGGGAACAACGGCGCTGGGAACAGTCGCTACTATTAGCAAGGCAAACGTCTACCTAACGGGGGTTTCCGCCGAAGGCTATATTGGTTACACTAACGTCTGGGGATTGGTGAACACGTCGCAGACGCCAAACTGGACCGCCATACCAACATAAGGCAACTAAATGAGCAGCACTTATTCACCCAATTTACGTATTGAGCTAATCGGCACGGGCGACCAGTCCGGGAGCTGGGGTACGACCACAAACACCAATCTCGGCACACTGATTGAAGATGGTATTTCTGGGTATGTTGCGGTATCAGTAGTAGCCGCCAACCAAGCCCTCACAGCAAACAACGGCGCCGCCGACCAAGCACGAAACGCAGTTTTAGCGTTGACAACCACTACCGGGGCAAACTTCGCGGTCTACGCTCCTCCGACTGAGAAGACGTACACTGTCTATAACGCTAGCGCCTATACCGCAACGATTTACAACTCTACAGTACTTGGCAACACCACTGCTGCGGGTGCCGGGGTCGCAATCCCAACAGGTAAAACAGTAACGGTTTGGACTAATGGGACCGCCTTCGTTTTCCAAAACAACCATCTTTCCTCGTTAACGCTGGCAACAGATTTAGCTATAGCTGATGGTGGTACAGGAGCATCTTCCGCTAGCAACGCACGCACGAACCTCGGGCTTACTATTGGCGCGGATGTTCCCTCTCCTACGGGTACCGGGGCTTCAGGTACATGGGCAATCAATGTTACAGGCAACGCCGCTACGGCTACAAGTGCTACAAGTGCGACAAACGCAACGAATCTAGTCACATCTGCATTTTCCGTTGTAGAGTCTGGGGGCAAGTTATACTTTAAGTATGGGGCAACAAATATCGCGTCCCTTGATTCAAGTGGCAACTTTACCTCACTAGCTAACGTAACCGCCTACGGCACACCATAAGGAACTAACATGGCGTTACCAGCATCAGGGGCTATATCCCTTAGCCAAGTAAGCGTAGAGCTAGGGGCGGGGTCTACATCTACGAGAAGTTTGAACGACTCCACCACACGCACATTGTTTGGGGTCGCTAGTGGTCAAATTTCTTTATCGCAGGGTTACGGAAAATCCAACGCATTTGGGTTTGCGGTTGCAAGCAATACCAATAACGCCAACCTGCGAACACTTGCTGTAAACGCGGGCTGGAACGGTACAGCTGCGCTTACTTGTACACTAAACTCAGGTATATATTTCAGTAGCACTGCGGTAGGTACGCCAGCCTTAACAATTAACGGCTCATTCCCCGGCGGTGTAACGTTTATAAACAACGGTACTGTGGTGGGGGATGGTGGTAATGGCGGTGCTGGCAGGTACATATTTGGCGGAGGCGGTTCTTCTGGTGCCGCGGGCGGGTCGGCTTTACTGGTGTCTGTGGCTGCCTATATACGCAATAACGGCACTCTAGCGGGCGGAGGCGGAGGCGGCGGAGGCGGAGCTCAATACGACGGCGTTAACCAGAAAGATCGACCTAGGTACGCCGGAGGCGGAGGCGGAGGCGGGCGCTCTAGTTTGACAAATAGTTCGGGCGGCGCCGCAGGAGGCGGAGGCGGCGGTTCACAGCAACCTTCAGCCGCCGCAGGAGGTTCGGGTACTATTTCTAGCGTAGGCGGCGGCGGGCGCGGAGGATATAACATATATGGCAACTCCAGTGGCCCTGAAGGAGGCAGAGGCGGCGCTGGTGGTGGCTGGGGCTCTGGCGGGGCAACTGGAGGCGCGGCCTTGCCGTCGAACTATACAGGGAGTCCCGGTTTGTCTGGTGGTGCCGCTGGCGCGGCTGTTTCAGGAAATTCAAACATAACGTGGCTTGCCACAGGAACAAGGTTAGGGCCTATAACATGAAAATCTCGTACACATACACAATAGAATCTGTTGACACGGCTGCGCGATGCATGGTCGTTATCTACGAGGCGCAGGGTCACGCCACTCAACACATCGGGGCACGCATACCTTTTGAGGGCGAGTCGCTAGAAGATGTCGTTGCAATGTACTCTCCAGAGGCATATTGGGCAGAACAGCAGGCTCAGGTTGTCGCTCCGACCGTTGGTGCGACTGGTACGATTACCCCAGTTGTTACGGAGGAAGCGGTTGGGGACGCGAGCGCAGAAGGCCCCTTGTTCACTTTAGTGGCTGAAGATGTATGAGCCCAGTACTAAAATTTATACGACACAACATTTTTGGTTGGGATTTTTTCTCTAAGGAATTGCCTGCGGGTTATAAATACAGTATTGAGGTGCCAGTTGACACAAACTATGCCGCCGCAAAAATGATTACGTACTGGGTGGCTGGCAGCATAAAGAGTGCTAGCGGCGTCCGCGACAGGACTGCTGGAGAAATTACAGACCCTAGCAGACTCGTTCCAGCGGGTAAATACAAATTTATTGTAGAGGAAGACACAAAATGGTTTTGCACCACTGCAAGGGCTAACGACAATATGTTGCCGGAGGTAAGTACAACTGTTATTGAAGCTGGCGATACCGCAACGTTTGGCGTTGGCACTTTGCTTTTTTTGGCAGAGGGCGAGTTTAAGGTCAATAACCAAGACGCTGTTAAAGGCCCAAAAACATATAAAATAGTGTCTGAGGGCGCTCAAATTACTACGGTAACAAAAACTTACGGGCTTGTATTTATTAAGGAGAAGTAATGTTTAGACACAAAGCATGGATGGCTAACGTAGCCTACTACGTTGGTATGGCGGCGTTTGCTGCGGCTGTGTTATTAGAACCATCGATGCTGGCTTACTCTTTTATCCTGTATTTAATGGCAGGTGTCACACTAAGTGTTGGATACCATAGGTTGTTCTGTCATGGTGCTTTTGAAACATCACGTTTCTGGCACTATGCCTTTTCAACCTTTGGCATCCTGTTTATGTATAGCAGCCCCCTACAGTGGGTTGTTACACATGCGACGCACCATGTTTACACAGATACAGATAAAGACCCCCATGAAGGGGCGATGAAGCTGGCATCTCTTTTTAGAAAGGGGTACAGGAACGTGCCGCTCAAGACTATTTTGTCTAGGCGTTTACTGCGCGACCCTATGCACCTATTTGTTGATAAGTACTACGCACTGCTTTGGTTGCTTATGGCAGCAACAATCTACTTGTTGTCACCCACAGTGTTCTTGTACTGTTACCTTCCGGCTGTAGGAACCGCACACCTTGTTGCCGCGTTTCACCAGACTTTTAGTCATATTGGGAACAAACCCAACGACCTCTGGTTCCTAGAGTACATCTTCCCGTCTTCGGGTGAGTGGCTGCACGGTTACCACCACAAGCATTGGAGGTCTTGGAAATTCTCAACCCGTTGGTATCACTTTGATATGGGGTCGTGGGTTATTAGGGCCATTCGCACATGAAACCAGACGACATTGCATTTGAAAAATTTGTTAAAGCGCATAACGTGCCGGACGACATCGAGTTTGTAAAGAAAATCTGGCTGGCTGCCACATTAGCAGAGCGCAGGGGCTGTGTGCGTTTGTGTTTTGCTACTTGGGACGCTATGGCACAGGGCTGTGGTAAGCTTATAAAAAGAAGGGTGTCCGACCATAACAGGAATACCTACGAATGATATTAGCGCAGACCCCAGCGGTAAACCCAGACGACTATTGCTACGACACCGGATTAACGTTTGGAGCCGCTGCCGGGAAAACACTTCTGGCTAAAATACTAACGTCACAAGCTGACTTCTTGCCCGGCGTAATAGCCAACAAGCAGGAATACAAAGAGACGGCTAAGCACAATACGTTTTCTCAGACCAAAGAGATAGCGCGCCGGAAGATTCAGGACAAGAAGCTCAACAAAGATTTAGTACATATCGCGTCCGACCAATGGGAGATACCGGCCAATTTACGTGCGGGCCTTCACAGGGATCTACCAGAGTGGCTCTTGAATTTAGATGCGGATACAACACGAACGCTTATCCAAGTATCACAAGGTGGTGATTACTTTTCAATACACTCCGACAGCAAGCGTTACTCTTCAATGTTTATGCTCCTTCAAGGGCAAGAGCAGGAGACGAGGTGGTATAGGAATACAGAGCCGTTTGAGGTACTAAACCCGGCCAGACTTCCTGACCATGGCAAAATCGAACACGTAGTCACTGCTGTAATACAGCCGTATAAATGGTACGTGTTTAATCATGCGGCTTGGCACGGTGTGTCTAGTTTTGTGGACGGTGGTGTGCGAGTTCACGTAAGTTTAGATTTTAAACACCTCAGTGCGGCGGATTTAGTTAAAATAGTTAAATCCCACGCCCCTCACCGGACTCCCGTCGAATGTTAGCTGAACTCGCCGTAGCAAACGCCGCTTTTGCGGTTATTAAAGAAACGGTTGCCAATGGTGGAGACATTATGGCGGCGGGTAAACACCTGTTTAGCTTCTTTGATAATAAAGCGGCGATAGCTAAGAAAGCCAACGCAAGCGGCTCGGATTCAGAAGCGTTTTTTGCACTAGAGGCTATCAAACGAAACGAACAAGAGCTGCAAGAAATAATGATCTACTGCGGGCGGGCTGGGTTGTGGGACGATTGGTTGCAGTTCCAAGCTGATGCAAAGCGTAAACGAGATGCAGCGGTCAAGGCTGAAGTACTAGCTAGATACAAGCGCAAAGAACAGATTTGGGCGTGGATAAACGGCGTCCTAATCGTAACTTCTGTTTTAACGGGGGTTATTGTTATCGCTATATTGGTGTGGGCTATATATACAAGGGGCGGAAATGGATGAACTTATTTCAATGGTTAAGGGCTTCGCGCCCGGTATTGCTACTGTACTTGGTGGTCCTCTGGCTGGCATGGCAGTTAGTGCGCTTTCTAAACAGCTTGGCGTCAAAGACGAAGTAGATGCTGTAATGCAGGCAATTAACAAAGACC